TTCAGCATTAATCCCAACGCCAGCAGTAAGGAGACGCTCAATATTGGCACCCTCACGATCCAACTCGCCAATACGATCAGCGAAGTCAACAAAGTTCGTTGAACAGTCAGAAGTAACTGCCGAAACGAATTCTTCATAACGATCAAAATTAATCTTGCTCATACTTTTAAATCAGAAAATTTACTAAATTTGGAGAGAATGTTTTCAGAGTGATCGGAGTATTCAAACTCCTCGTGTTTGGTATCGAGGATGTCGTGTTGTGCCGATTGCTCAACATCATACAACCTCATCTTCGATCTGTCAATACCCACTGCAAATCTTTTATGAACAGTGAGATCGTTGTAGCGGTTCTTCAATTGTTTTACAAGAATCTGTCCCAGTTGTTCAGATTCTTCCGTGCTAATAAGGGCAAACATAAGGTCAGCAGTAGCAGGCAGACCAAAGGATTCACTAGTATCAGTGATATCAACATCGCTGCTACCATAACCAGAGCGAGTGGTTTGTGTTGCTGAAACAATAGGAACATTGAACTCAACAGCGAGACCACGAAGTTCTTCAGCGATACCCTTAACGAGGGTGTACGAGTTGACAAAACTTGCTTTAAATCTTTGTGAGGTACATATATTAAGGTAATCCACAAAGATAATATCTGGTCGAAAACTCCTCTTGAGAGACAGATCATTAAGAAGAGACCTAAAATGTCCCACATGAGCGGAAGCAGTTGGATACTCTTTAATGATAAGTTTTCCATTGGTCTTCTTACTTAGGTTCGCTACCTTATTCTCAAACATCTGCCTAGGCAAACTAGCTAGATCTTGAATAGGAACTCCCAAAAGATTAGCATCAATACGTTCTGCAATCTTCTCCTCTGACATCTCACATGTGATGTAGAGGACGTTCTTACCCTGCAGCAATGTTGCAGCAGCAACGTGACACATAAACAAGGACTTACCAACACCAGTGCCAGCAAGTGCAATATTTAATGTTTTGTTTGGCAGACCACCTTTGGTGATCTTATTGAATAACTGAAGATCAAAAGGTATCTTAGATTCTACTCTAGTGTAAGAGTCAAATCGTTCTGAGAAATCTTCAAGATAGTTGTGACCAATCCTATTGTCAAATGATACAGCAATTGCATCTTGAAGAATTGATGGGATTGCTCCCATCTCTTTCTCTTGATCATTACCATCTGCAATCTTAATACTCTCAAGCAGAGAGAGATAGATGGCACGATTGCGACACCACTCTTCAGTTGAATCTGTTAACCATTGCTGATCAACTTTCTCTTCATTAAGATTATTAATAAGAGTGGTTACATTTTGAAAGTCACTTTCAGTTAATGACTTTGTATTCTGAAGATCAACGTGAAGGGATTCTTTGGTAGGACACTTCTCATACTTTGAAATGAATTCACTGATCAATCCATAAAGGACTTGAACCTCGTGATTCTCAAAGTATGATTTCTTCAGGTATGGATATACCTGACGGCGATACTCATCATTGGTGACAAGGTTCTTTAAAATTGTGAATTCAAGTGAGTTCATATGTAATGCAAATAAGATCCTACGATGTACTTGTCATCACTCACTGCAGGTTTACCCTGGTGTGGGTAATTCCAGAGTGGTGGAAAAATTAACAGGCGACCCTGTTTCGGTTTTACTCTTTTATTGATGGAAACAAATTCAGTTTCACCACCTTTGTCTAATGTATTTAAGTACATGAAGAATGCCAGAAATCTTCTGGCACTTGCATGATCACCAACATCAACGTGAGGAGCAAACTGATCATCTGTTCCTGCTCTGTACCTCTTTACTCTAAAGTCCTCAACAGCATACTGCTGGGGTATCCATTCTGTCAACCCAGTACTGCCAGCATATCTAACCAGATACTCCCTAACAATCTCTAAAAGATTCTTAGACATATCTGGTGGCAATGTGAGATGATGAAACTTGGGTCTAAGATCATTATCTACAAACTCTGGATTAGATTGATTGTAGTGTTCAATAATCTTATCGCATATGGGTTTAGGAATTACGTTATCGTAAACCTTAATGTAATCATCAATTCGTTTCAGTTCCATACTTAAACTCTTGTGATGCTGCCCAGTCAAGTTTCTCCATTACTTCTTCCGTGAAGTATTTCTCGGGATCGGCAAGAATAACAGAAGGATAAACAGAGGATTCACCAACAACGACACGATTGCCCTTCCTAGTGAATACTCCGTACTTCTCACCCAGTTCCAGTAGTCCGTAATACTTGTCCAGTCCACGGGCATCGAAGAAAAGACGTGTTGCAACTTGAGAGTTCTCCTTAGTGAAACGTGACTTGTTTGCTTTCACTTTGATGATGTTACCTACAACATCAGTACCATCCTTCTCTTTAGATTTAGACAAGTACATGATTGTAGATGCGGCATACTTAAGACCACTACCACCACCCATCTCAGATTGATCACCATACATGTTCATGGTCTTGTAGGTGTGGTTGGTAACGATCATGGGAACTTTCAGTTTACCCAGTTTGCTGGTGATGATTCGAAATACTGACTTGATCGATTGGGTCTTAGTCATGTCACGAACCTGCTTGTCAGCAAGAGCATCCTCCAGTTCCTTTGACGATGCTAGCATACCAAGGGAATCAAGCACAATCAACAGGGGTTGTCTATCTTCTTCTTTTGTCTTAAGAAGATTATCAAGGATACGAATAATCTGAGTACGAAACTCCTCAATAGTATCTACTGGGAAATGCCATACTCGGTTTGCATCGAGTCCACGGTTCTTGAATAGATCTCCTGTAGCAGCGGCTTCACTATCAAAATAGAAAACTGCACCGTTAGGATTATTATCAAGAAAGTTTTTAGCGATACCAATTGCATAAAAGGTCTTTCCTGTTGCTTGTTCACCTGCAATGGCAGTGACCCTATTATCAGGAATACCACCATAAACACTCCCACTAAGAAGTGCATTCAGGATATAAGATCCTGTGCCAATAAACTTCTGCTCATCACCAGTAGTGATGCCATCAGAAACAAGTTTGGCATAGTCATTTTTTGCCTCTTTGGCAAGTGTATCAAAGATACTCATACGAATAGAAACTCCAGATTAACTTCTTTTTCTGTCTTCCATCCAATAACATCAAGAATAATCTTGAGTGGATCTAGGAATGATTTTTGGAATTGTAACTTGTAATCTACGTTCTTGCTGATCTTAACTTCTTGTGGGAAATTAGAGATGAACGAAATAACATTCTCTCCCACAATGTTAGGTGTTTGTAGATATACAAATTTGATCTTTTCCCCCTCTTGGATCAGAGGATACTTGTGTGTCAATTTGTTCTTATTCAATTGGAAGTTGTACAGAAGTGCTCCACGTACATGGATGGGACAACTTTTCTTGTACAGCGTAACAGGATCTTTCCATTTTGTCAACCCGTTAACACTCCTAGGAAAAGCAATCTGTTCAGGAGGCATGTTAAAGAAGTCACTCTTAAACTGATCGATAAACGTAATGAGGTCTTCTTCAGTTTTGGTCATGATGATGTTGAGTGCTTCTTTAATCTTAGTCCTACAAGGAGCAGGAGTAGAAGATTTCACTGCCTCAATGCCCATCATTTTAAGTTTTGGTTCTGCATAACGGACACCTTCACTGTCCCATACATTTAGAATGTAGCGTTTCTTTGCAGTCCAGATGCCCTTGTCAGCGATGTTCTCTCGCTTCATGCTCATCTTTTGTTGATATGCCGAAACGTAATTCGCAAGTTCCTGATAACTGGATTCGATGAATGGTTCCAACTTCTCTTGACAGATCTTGTCCAGTATTGAAACAATTGCTGCTTTATCGCCAGACCGATTACTAAAGAATTTAGTAACAAGAGGTCCAAGGTTAAGATAGATACTGTCGGTATCGGATGCGATAACATAATCGACTTCCTCCGTTTGCAATAGGTTATTTAGGTAACCGTTCATCTTATCCTCAATCCAGCGGATAGAAACCTGACCAGAAAGAGTAATTGCTTCAGCATTTGCTAACTTAAAGTATCGGAAATACTGATTACCAATAGCACCATAGGCAGAGTTAAGTTGAATCTTCTTTGCCATCTGAATGTTATTGCAACGAGAGATCTCCTTAACAAGTTCTATACTAGGGTTCTTCTCGTTCTCTTGCTTTGCAGCAAGCATCTTCTTCTTAAACTTCACACGGTCATCATACATCTTCTGCATGAGTTGTGGAAGAAATCCCTGGACATCTTTTCGATACTGTGCCCCATTTGCACAAACACAATACTCACCATCAATAGAAATTTCCTTTTTAAGGATTCGATCTACTGTTGCTGACGGGTGTTTGTTCGGAAGTAACGTCTCTGGCGAGATGTTGTATTGCATAATGAGGTGAGGGTATAGGGAGTTGAGGTCAAAACTGACCACCCATTCATACAAACCAGGGACAGGTTCTTTAACATACGCACCAGCGTACTTGGAATCTTTTTCATGGCGTTCGTTCGGGGGAATGACAATCTTTTTACGAGTAAGGTCATTATAGATAATGCTATCCCACATGCGTACTTGATAGTACACATCCTCAAAGTTAACCTTGGCGTCATATGCCATAGTCAATGCCAACTCAATCAACTTCATCTTGTCTTCCAGACGGTCAACAAGCTCTACGTCAATGATGTTGTAATCAACAAACTTTTGCCAGTTCTGAGTATAGAAGTCCTTGAAGGTTTCAAACTCAGAGTGGTCTAGTTTTTGTTGTCCGAGTTCAACGCTGGCAATATGATCCAGTCGATAGGACTCTTGGTTAGTGTAAGTAAACTTCTGATAAAGATCAAGGTAGTCAAGAACGCTAACGCCGATGACATCATAATAAATATGATTCCTTCCCTTGATTTCGACTTCTTTTTCAAAGACCTTGTTCCATGGAGAAAGGGACTTCATGTACTTTGTGGAAAGCACACGATCTATACGACGGCAAATATATGGAACGTCGAACAGTTTGACATTCCAACCAGTCAAAATATCTGGGGTATTCTCTGCCCACCATGCAAGAAAATCTTTGAGCATCTCTTCTTCTTTCCAGAAGACCCGA